GACACGGCAAAGGCGGAGTACGCCCGCGTTGCCGAGCTGATGGAGAGCGCGAGCGGCGACTACCTGCAGCAGGTGGACATGAGCGATCTGGCTACCTACGCGCAGGCATACGCCGATGTTTGCCGGCTGACTGTGATCGTGCGCGAGCAGGGCGAGACGCTGACGAATCCAGAGAAGGGCACGATGTACCCGAACCCGAACAACAATGCGCTGCAGATGGCATACAACCGGATGAAGGCGGCGGCGCAGCGGCTGGGATTCAGCCCGTCGGACCGCAACCGCATCGGCAACAAGACCGGCAAGGCAGCGAAGGCCGACCCGCTGGCAGACTTTTGAGCATGACCGATCCCGTCACAGCCTACGCCGAGAGCGTTCTGGCCGAGCCGGCCAAGCACTGCAAATGGGTCACGCTGGCCTGTGAGCGGCACAAGCGGGATATGCAAGACCCTCGCTTTTCCCTAGACCTGAAGGAGGTTCATCGGCGGATCGAGCTAAGCAAGACGATGCGGCACTACAAGGGGCCGGCGAAGGGCAAGCCGTTCGTCCCCGAGCCGTGGCAGGAGTTTATCATCGGCTCGCTGTTTGGGTGGAAGCTGAAGGAAAGCGGGCTGCGCCGTTTCCGCTACGGCTTCGTGAAAATTCCACGCAAGAACGGGAAAACGTTCAAGGCGGCGACGGTAGCACTCCAGATGCTCAGGTATGGCGGCACCCTCCAAAAAGACGGCAGGCTGGGTGTTGAAGGCGGCGCCGAGGTTTACTTCGTCGCGACAAAAGAGGACCAGGCGAAGATCGGATGGAACGACTGCGTGAAGATCATCAAGCGATCACCAGGCTGGAGTGATCGGCTCGACACCCGCGTGAAAGAGATCCGCAGCGACGCGAACGATGGGACGTGCCGGCCGCTCGGCAGCGACTCTGATTCGCTGGACGGTCTCAATCCTTCGTGCGCGATCAAGGACGAGCTGCACGCATGGAAGGACCGCGCACTTTGGGACCAGATTGACGACGCGTTCGGCGCCCGCGAGCAGCCGCTCGACTTCATCATCACGACGGAGGGCACGGTGCGCGAGGGCATCCATGACGAGATTGATAAGCACGCGCGCGGGGTGCTGGACGGCGGCGGGAAGTACGTTGATGAAAACTTCTTTGCGATCATCTGGACACTGGACGATGGCGACGATCCTTTCAGCGAGGAGAGCTGGGCGAAGGCCAACCCTAACCTTGGCGTGTCCAAGTCGCTCGAGTACATGCGCGATCAGGCGGCTAAGGCGCGCCAGATGCCGGGCAAGTTGAGCGCATTCCTTACCAAGCAACTCAACCTGCGCCAGGATGCCGACGAGGCGTGGCTATCGCTCGACCAGTGGGACGCGTGCAAGGGCGAGGTTTCGCTGCCTGCGCTGGCGGGCGTGCCGTCGGTTGCGGCGCTGGACTTGGGGCGCGTGGGCGACTGGTCCTCATTCTGCCAGACGTTCGACGGCGAGGGCGGTGCGGTGCGTGCGGTGTGGCACTACTGGATACCGGAGGCGACCTATGAAAAGCTTTGTCAAGAGGGTAGATTGCCCGTGGACGTGTGGCGCCGGGATGGATATGTCACTGTCACAGATGGCGACGTTACCGACTTTGCGCAGATCGAGGCGTACATTGCCGAGCGCATGAAGACCCACCCAGCCGCAGAGGTGGCGTATGATCCGATGTTCGCGACCGATCTAGCGATGCGCCTCAAGGACCAGCACGGGATAAACATGGCCGAGTTCCGCCAGACGTTCACCAATTTCACGCCAGCCTGCAGCGAGCTTGAACGGCTCTTGATGGCTGGGCGTTTTCACCACGGGGGCAACCCGATCGCGCGATGGAACGCCGGCAACGTCGTAGTCCGTCGCGGGCCGAGCGGGAACATGATGCCCGACAAGATCAAATCAGGGGCGAAGATTGACGGCATATCCGCCGCGCTGATGGCGGTCGGGCGCCGGCTGACGCTGCAGCCACAAGGGCAACCGGGAGTTTTTGTATGGTAGAGAGAACCAAACAATGAGAAATGAACACAGAGACAACTAACACGAGAATCACATTGACAGCGCAGATCATCCCCAAGGGGGACGGGTCCTACGTGCTGAAGCCAAACAAGCCGACCGAATGGCTCAGCGTTCTACAGGTCGCAAAGGAATGCGGCGTCACGCGGCAGACCGTCTGTAATTGGATCAAGAGCGGAGCAGTGCAGGCGCGGCGAGTCGGCCCTAAACTGTGGCAGGTGGACGCGGCTTCCGTGCACCACGGCGCAACTATTACGTCCAACACGTAAAGCTATAGTGGTTTCGTAAAGACGTGGAGCGGGATTAATATTCCGATGTAGAACATAGCTACAGATATTCAAGGGCGTGGGGCACACGCTGGATTACCTCAAGAACGTCGGGGCCAAAATAGCCCCGCGTTTTTTTGCGTCTAGAGACAGCGGCACGCTTACGGATTCGGAATTTTGGGGGCAGTTCTTCCGGGCCGCTACGGCGGCGGGTGTTACTGTGACGCCGATGGCGGCGATGGGCGTCCCGACCGTGTATGCGTGCGTTAATGCTATCTCGCGGTCTATGGCATCGCTGCCGCTGAAGCTGTATAGGAGCATCCCTGGCGGCGGCAAGGAGGAGGCTAAGGACCACTACCTTTATACGCTGCTTCACGATGCCCCTAGTTCCGAGCTCACAAGTGTACGCTTTCGGCGTGCGGTTCAGGCCAATGCGGCACTTCGGCAAGCGGGCTATGCGCTGATCGTGCGTAATGGGCTGGGCGAGGTCGCAGAACTTCGGCCGATCCCAAACAAGGATATTGTTCCTCAGCGCGAGCTTGGCACCAAGAAGCTTTACTACCTGCTCGACGGTGTACGGGTTGACGCCAATAGCGTACTGCAGATTAGCGGGCTGACGCTGGACGGAGTGCAGGGGCTAGATACGACGGTGGCGGTACGCGAGGCAATCGGCCTTGCGATCGCGCTGCAGGATCACGGCGCCCGTTTCTTTTCCAATGCCTCAACGCCGACGGTGGCGCTTGAGATGCCGGTGAACATGTCGCCGGAGCAGGTGCAGAAGTTCGCGGAAAAGTGGGATGAGCTGAATACGGGGACGAAGAACGCGCACAAGCGATCAATCCTGTGGGGTGGTGCGAAGATCGGCAGCGTGCCGACCGTGAATAATGAGCAGAGCCAGTTCCTTGAGGCGAAGGTCCATCAGGATAAGGCAATCTGCCAGGCGTTCGGAGTGCCGCAGATTAAGGCAGGCATCACCGATGCGGCCCACTTCAACAATGTTGAACAGGAGAATCAGAACTATGTAACGGACACACTGATCCCTTGGGCGCGTGAATGGGAGCAGTCGCTCAATCAGAAGCTGCTGCAGCCGAGTGAGCGGGGGGTGCTCTCTTTCGAGTTCGTTTTTGATGCGCTGCTTCGCGGCAATACCAAAGAGCGATTCGAGTCCTACCAGCTTGCTATACAAAACGGGATTATGTCCCGCAACGAGGCGCGGGCTAAGGAAAACCTGAACCCTATTGCTGGCGGCGAGAGGTTCCTTGTCCCGCTGAACATGCAGATTTTGGACGCGAGCGGAAACCCCGTCGCCCCGCAGGAAGAGAAACCCGCAACGGAGGACGCAGCATGAACAAGGTTATCAAGTTTCCGAAAGCGCGTGAGGGCGCCAAGTGGTTTGAAATCAAGAACGCCACAGACGAGAGCGCGGACATTTTCCTGTACGATTACATCGGTGATCCGTGGATCGGCACCGATGCGCTTGCGATCGTTAAGCAACTCCAGGCGCTCAAGACGAAGAAGATTAACCTTCGTATCAATTCGCCGGGCGGTTCTGTGTTTGACGGCATTGCGATCTACAACGCGATCGCGAACCACTCAGCGGAAGTAACAACCTACATCGACGGCATCGCCGCTTCTATTGCCTCGGTAATCGCGCTCGCGGGCAAGCGAGTGGTCATCGCGGAAAATGCGATGATGATGATTCATAACCCGTGGGCTTACGTTGGCGGGGATGCGTCGGAGCTTCGCAAGCAGGCCGACGTTTTGGATCAGATCAAGGAGACCATCATTACCACGTACGTTACCCGCACCGGAATGCAGCGGGAAGACGTGGCGAAGATGATGGACGATGAGACGTGGTTTACCGCGCAGGAAGCGGTTGCCCAGAAGTTCGCGGACGAGACGGCCGCAGGGATGAAAGCCGCAGCGTCATTCGACCTCTCTTTTTACGGCTACGTTAAGGCGCCGGCCGCCG